AAAGAAATTAGCGATATTCTGCGAGTCGTGGAAGAAATGAACTCCTGGACGATTTCGATTATTAGGATTTTGAGAGTGTTGATAGTTGAAATTCAAACCAAAATCAACAGATTGATATTCAAGCCAATTTTTCGAACCGTTCTTAAATTGACCATTTCTGATATAATTCCGACCTCCGACCCTCACACTCGCTATCTTACTGGCCAACTCCTCGGCTGTCTGCGTGAGCTCTGACTTGCTGGCTTTACCATTGGCCAAGTTGGTCAGCTCTGACAGTCTGCGAGTCGTCGTTTCTTCATACGTCGCTTGCGCTGACTTTATACCAGACAGTTCATTTTTTGTCTGGATCAGTGCTTCAACTTGCTTGGCAATCTCAGCTTCAGCCTGCGCCTGTTTCGGTCGAATATCGTTCGCGATAGTCCGTTTCAGAGCATCCAAGTCACCTAACAGAGCCGTCTGAGCGCTCGTAGTCTGTGACTTAAAGGCTTCGAGTTTGGCAATTGAATCCAACCCAATCTGCTTAGCTTCCTGAGCAAGAGAACTACTTGCGCCAGCATTTTTCAATGCTTCTTCAACCTTACGCTTGGCTTCTTTCAATGGACCATTGTCAAAGCTGTCGAAGCGCTGATTGATAGTATCAGACAGTTCTTGCTTGACTTCTTCCGCCTTGGCCTTGGCAAGTTCTACTTGATCGTTAAAGTCTTTTTTGATTTTGTCGACCTTTTGGTCAAAATCTTTATCTGCCGCTTCAATCTGCGCTTGGATTTTCGCTTCAATGCCATCTTGTTGCTTAATCTGCTTGGTAATCGTACCCTCGTAAGAATACTGGGTATCATTCCCAGCCTTACTGTCTGCACTGATACGACCTCTCAGACCACCTTTAAAAGTAAAGCTCTGACTTAACACAGGAACTTTAAAAGTCTCTTCCTTGTTGGTCTGAATGGTTACCCACTGCCCAACCTCAAGCAGTAAATGCCCTTGGTAGTTGAGATTGTAAGGATAGTAAGTCAGGTTTTTCAGTTTGTAATACAGGTCATTTAAAGCACTCTGGGTCATGAAGACATTGTCCAGTTCCAAAGACCGACCTGTCTTCATACCAACTGTAAGAGGCCTCTTATCCGTCTTACAAGTGATACCAGCTATCTGATACTCAATCTCACTCTTGGTCAAGCCATGCAGAAAGTAACTATCTGCGTTGATCGTGATATTTGACTCAGTTAAATCACGGATTTCCATCTTGCCTTCTCGGTTGAAGAAGCAAGACATCCCAATCATCTGAGTCATAGCACTCAGCATATCCCTAAAGGAAAGTTTCTTGCCTTCAGGAACTTGCTCGACATGGTAACGCATAGCACTGATTCCGAAATAGTCATTGGCTAACTCAATGCCTGTTTTCAGGCAGATTTCCTGAATAACCTCTCGTACCTCAGCTGGAAAATGCAAGTCAGTCACATACTCACGATTAAGCTTAAACATACCGTCCATAAGTTCAAGCGTGGTTGTGTTTCTGTTTCGGTCAATCTCAATATCATTGATGAAGTATTCCCCCATCTTGACCCACTGGTAGGTATTTCCAACCAGTAGACCAATCTCAGGGTGTAGGATATCCAGTTTATTGAACGTGGTAATGATGCTGGTAAAGGTAACCTTACCGCTACCAGCACACGTTCCACCGGGCTTATAAGTATCGCCCTTGATATAGCCATACTCAAAACTAGCCTCTTTGATATCCCGTGAAGTATAATCACCAACACGAATAGCCAGCGTCCTTTCCTTAGCAAACATAGCTCTGTCAAATTGTCGTCTAGTTAAAGCGTCCATTTTCTTACCTCTCTACCAGATTAAATTTAGCACCAGACCAAGGCTTGAACTTTTCGGTAAAGGTATAGCTTGGCGCTGTCCTATCACCGACATAGAAAGTCTTTGTGACTTGGCCGTCCATTGGGTCTGGGTAAGATACCTCAAAAAATTTAGATGAAACGGCATTTAAAAGCTGACTCATTTCTTCCTGAGTCAGCATGCCCCATTCACAGTCTAATTTGCGTTTGGTCGTGATACGGTCACGCACCATGTCACCATTGGCATTACGCCCTGTTTCTCCATCGATATCTTGAATACCGACCTGGAAAGATTTGGGAGGCTTCACAGCCACCCCATTGATTATCAATTGTGCCATTTAACCTCCTAAATCTTGAGCAAGGTTTGACCTGCTCGTTCATGTTCCTTGTTGATTTCTTGGATGGCTATCCGTCCGAACTCGTGACCTGCGATTTGGATAACGATGTCGCCAGCCGGTAATGAATAGCCTGTAGGTGCATTATTAACAGGCATTCTTTCGGCCAGTTTTTGAGCCAAGATAGAAATCCAACCTGTATTCCGTTCAAGAGGCATTACTGCTTCTTGACCAGCTTCTCCGACCCCGATAATGCTAGGTGAGTTGAATACACCACCTCGTGCATACCAATCTACAGAGAATGATGGAATTCTAGGAGGCATCAAGCTAAAGCTACCAGATATATTAAAGTGAGGGAGTTTGATTTTTGGCAAACTCCAATCAAAGTTAAAGAAGCTTTTTAGTTTATCGATACCACTTTTAACGATGTTTTTGGCATTATCCATTGCATCATTAAACAGATTCTTAAACCAGTTAGGGATTTCTTTCAAGGCATCTTGCATGTCTTTCCATCTATCACCAAACCATGAACCGATTGATTGGAAAGGATTCTGAGCTTTTTCTTTTGCGCTCTCAAATTTCTCTCCGAACCATGTATCAGCTTCTTGCACTCCGTCTTTGATATCATTCCATCTATCACCGAACCATGAGCCAACTTTTTCAAAAGCTGAATTCACTTTATCTCTACCAGATTGGAATTTATCACCTAACCAAGTATTTGCATCTGAAAGGGCATTGGTAACGTCAGTCCATTTTTCTCCAAACCAAGAGCCTAAGTTGCCAAATATATTTCCAATAGCGTCCCAGCCCTCTTGAAATTTTTCTCCCAGCCATGAGCCAATCTCTGCTAACGCATTCGTCACATCCGCCCATCTATCACCAAACCATGAGCCTAGATTACTGAAGATATTAACGATAGCATCCCATGCACCTTGGAATACACCAGAGAACCACTCTCCGATACCAGAGAATATGTTTACAATAGCGTCCCATGCTTGCTGGAACTTCTCGCCAAACCATTGACCTATCGGCTCAAAGATTTCTTGTAGCTTCGTCCATAGACCGCTAAAAAATTCGCCAATCGATTGACAAATACCACTGATAAAATCACATAGTCCTTGCCATGCAGTTTTAGCAAACTCAACAACAGTGTCCCAGTTTTGGTAGAGCAAGACACCGATAGCAATCAAAGCTGCAATAGCAGCAATAACTAAGGTTATCGGACTGGTCAAGACTGCAATGGCTCCATTGAGCGCCCATGTTGCGGCTGCTGCAACTCCTGCTGCAACTGATTGAGCGATTTCCGCTGCTGCTGCAAGTCCCATTTGTGCTGCATGAACAGTCCATGCTACTGCGGATTTACCAAGTTCTAAAGCGGTTTTTCCTAACTCGGCAATCAATTTACCAGAATTGACTACAAAATCTTTGGCATATAAGGTGTTCAAATACACGCTTTCTGCAAAATCTTTTATCTTATCAACTGTTAAGCCTTTTACCGCACTAACTAAATCAGTGAAAGCTCCACTTAATTTACCAATTCCTGCTGCAAGACCACCAGCCTGCTCAGCCCAAGACATGAATTTAATACCTTCCCAAGCTGTCGATACCAGACCGATTGCAGTGGCCATGGCTGAAACTATCTCTCGGTTATCCTTGCACCAATCAGAAAAAGCAACGAAAGCATCGCTAACGACTTTTACTGTATCAGCTAGAATTTTTAAAGCCTCTAAAATAGCTCCGCCTAGCACATCGGCAACTTCACCAATGCTGATACCGAATGTATCAGCTAAAAACTCAGCAAAAGGTTGCATATTATCTTCCCAGACTTGTTTGAGAACATCAACCAGTCCTCCAAAAGCTTGGCTTAAAGAATCAATTGCTGGACCGATATGATTGTTATAGACATCTTCAAATCCATCTGAGAATCTTTGAAGTGCTGGAGTAACATTGTTGTCAAAACTATCTAGAAAGACTGATACAATCTGAGAAATACCGCTAGAAAGAGTTGTTATAAATAGGCTAACATGCTCATCATACACACGACTAAATGCATCTCCGAAACGGTTTACTGCTTTCTCTATTGTTTCGAATACTGGAGCAATTGCATCTAAAGCTCCCTGTAAAGAACTTGATAATTTCGGAGCGTTATCTGTCACAATGCGTTCTAAGCCCTTGAATAAATCACCACCAAGTTTGCTTCCAATCTCAACAGCTTTTGAACTCAAACTCAAAAATGTTGACACAATAGCGCTACCGATACGAACCGCACCAGTTGAGGTAATAACATCGTAGAAAGCACTAGAAAAGGCCTGAGCGATGTTTCCTACTGCCTCTGCAATGTTACCAATATTATCAAACAAAGCAACTAGCGCCCTGATAATGCGTTCCTTTTGCCTTCCAAGACCGTTTGCAATACTTTCAGCAAGTAAAACATCAATACCCAAACCGATAGTGGCTATTGAGCCTGTCACTTGCCCTAAAGCATAAGCGATTTTATCAGCCATTCGGTTAAAGGCATTCACAACCCTTGGGTCAGTGGCGATTTCTCCTAGTGTCTTAGCTATTTGGTCTAAGGCGGTCTTAATGCGTTCAATACCTTCTGGTCTAAAGGCTGCATCAAAACCTTTTTTAAAGAGGTCAAACAACCCTTTTAGCTTATCTCCAAGACCATCGAAAATACTCTTGAACTGGTTGTCCATGTCGGTCAACTCGACTTCTGGCAAGATGTCTTTGAAAGGTCCGCCACCGCCTCCCTTTCCTTTACCACCTTTGCCTCCGCCACCACCTCCAGAACCGCCTGCATCGTCATCTTTTGGTTTTTGTAAGATATTAATCTCATCAAATCCCATTAGACCAAGCAATTCTTTAGCAGCCTTCTTGGCGTTTTTGGCTGAGTCTCCAAGGTTATCAGCAAGTCCTCCTGCTGAATCTCCAGCGTCGTCTACCGCGTCAGCAAGGTCTCCTGCTCCGCCGGCAGCGTCTTTCATGGCGTTACCCATGTCTCCAACTGCACCACCGACACCATCTTTCACTGTTGCTTTCTTGTTGAACATTAAAGCGATAAACTCCGCAAGTTTTGCCGTAACGTTCTTCAAAACCATAGCAAAAGAGTTCAAGACAGGCATAATCGCATTGATAATCGGTAACATAGAGTTACCAAGGTTCAATGCTGCGTCCTTCATCAGCGACTTAAACAGGCTTATACGACCATTTACAGAATTAGACAAGGTATTCCCATACTTGGCTGTAGCCTGTTCCAGAATAGCCATAAGGCGGATTTGTTGCTGGGTTTGGTAGTCCAACTGTTGCCAGCTCTGTCCGTTTGCGAACTTCTTAAAGGCTTCAGTGGACTCAATCATAGCCACATTGACGTTGATTCCTAGGTCCTCAATTGCTTCCGTGTTCCCTAGCAAACCTGAGCGAATCCGCTCCATAACGTCTGTAATGCTACGCCCTGAACCTTCAGCAACAACTGCCGATGTCTGCAACATCTTAGCAGTATAGGCGCTTAGCTTATCCGTATCTTTGATAAATCCCGAGAATAGGTTTGAGTAGACTGCACCGTAGTTGGTCGCCTCACCCACCCCCATATTCATAGCATTGGCGTTATCGTTAACCCATTTTAAGAAAGATTGCGAACTCTCGCCCATCTGGCGCTTGATTTGGTTCATAGACGCTGATACTTCAAGAGCTGTCTGCGTTGAATACATCCCAACATCAAGCAATTTCTTAGCAAGGATTGCAAAACCAGCAAACTTAGCTAGCTTGCCAAATGCACTACCGATAGAGTTCGACTGTTCACGAACTTTGGCAGTGGCATTTTTCACTTGGTCAGATGTTCCTTTGACCTGATTCTCGACTTCTTTCATCTTCTTCCTGAAAGGCGCTATCTCAGCGTCAATCATGACTTTCAATTCGTCAAGAGTTGCCATTTACTTCCCCCTTCCTTTTTCGATTATGTCTTTCTGCAAAATCACGCATCCGTTCCTTATGCAACAAAAGCGCTTGTCTTTGTCGTTCTCGCTCTACCGCTTGTTGTTCCTCTATAAACAACTCAGGCGCATATTCCCAGAACTCAAAAACTTTGGCATCCTTGGATAACAATAAAGAAACGTGATTGGAAATCATCTGCGAAAGTCTGTATGAGTCAATAATCTTTTCTTTACGCTCTTGGATTTTGACACGGTTGTAACTTTCGATCATTTCTCTGATTTCAAGCACCGTCAAATCCCAAAAATCAAGAGGCTTACCCCCGATGTCCAAAAACATAGGATAAAGCCTCTCAATAATCTGCGTTACCGTTAAGATTACTCGACTACTGTCATTTTCTTCTTGGAAGCTTTCTTGTCCTTGCTTCCTCGTGGAGTAAAACCCGATACTTCAAAGAGTGGCATCAACACCTCTGTCATGAAGGTTGTTTGGTCTCCACCGTTGTCTACATATTCATCGTATAGATCATAGACATCCTCAAGAGAATACCCATTCTCATACTTTTGCAAAGCCCCATGAATCAAGAGCAACACAACTTTCAAAGGAGGCAAAGGAAACTCTTCGCCAGCTTCAGGCATGAAGATTTTCAGTAAGTTCATACCGATTTTTTCTTCAACTTTTGCTGCTTGATGAGATGAAAGTCGTAGTTTCAACTCTTTCTCATCGCTAATCTTCCAAATTGAGTAAGGTAACGCCATTTAATTAACCTCCAAGACCGTCTGTAAATTCCAACTCTGACTGTAAAGCAATTTTAAGGGTAAACTCGATAACGGCATTGACACCGCCACCGCCAAGCTTAACAGATACTTGACCTTCAAAATGAACTTTAGTCCCGTCTGGGTAAGTCTGTTCAAAGAAGAGTTTTTCCTTATTGTCTGCCGCTTTACGCAATACACGATAAGGTGCAGTTTCTCCGTCGTTCTTGTAAGAGAATTTGTATTCCAATTCCCCTGCATCACCGATACCGAACTCATACTTCTTAACTTTATCTTCAAGAGTAGTATTCTCTACTTTTTCAGGTTCAATACCAAATTCTGGTACTTCTTTCAATCCAACAAGCTTAATATAGCTACCTTTTGTTTTGCTATAAGCTAACGTAATTCCATTTGCTAACATGTTTAATTCTCCATTCTAAATTGAAAAACAAGCTCTGAGTGTAAGTCAACGACACCTTCAAAACGCATGACCTTATGTCTCAAATGAGACGGGTCTGGCACGTCTTGGCAGTCGGTTCTTCGCAAACCTAAAGACTCAAAAATCTGATTGATTTTAACAGCTAACTCACTAGTGCTGGTATCGTCAAAAATATCCACCTTATAGCGGATAGAAGATTTTTGTTCCTTGTCGTCAAACCAATCACCCGGCTTGTTTTGTTCTTCTAAAAAAATAACGACTGGGAAAGTCTCCCAATCGCTAGGATAAGTATCAGTCACATTATCTGCAACCTTTTGCAATTCTTTATAAATAACAGGCTTGATATTGATCATTATATTTGTTCTCTTATCTTTCTACGCACATAATTCGAAATATTCTTAGACACACGCTCTTGATTGTCTCTCAAAGCTGGATAAAGATAAGGCTGGGCAGGTTGACCATACATCTTGTAAAACTCCCCAATCTTTTGAAAATGGTACGGTCCTACATTGATTTGGTCTTCATGCACATACCACGGGCTAGACCGATAAGACACGCTGACCTCCGGAGAAATACCAGAATGGCTAGCCTGACCCTTGGGTCCTGTTCCAAACTCAACGTAAGGAGCATAGTGTAGATTTGTGTAAACCTCGCCTATAGCCTTATCTCCGTCCATTTTTGCTCTAGTTTTGATACTAGTTCTAAGTTCTCCATTTCTAACTGGTACGAGTCTTCTTGCATCAGCTTGGACAACTTTTTTAGCAGCATTGTGTACCGCACGTAAGACGATATCCTCGCCAGTTTTTTTGCTAGCCAATCGTCTACATTTAGCTATAAGCCTATCTGCCCCTAGTAGCTCTGACACGCTCTAACTCCAAAACTTGATGATGTGTGTAGACTTTTTTAGAAATAACCCTATGAGTTACTTCTGTTGGGCTATCGATACACACACCATCCTTTACTTTGATAGTAGCTGACTTGTTGGCATTTGCGTTCAAAATGTCGTTGACACGCTCACCATACAATTCAGATTGTAGTTTACTACTAGCTGGCCACAATTCAAGGCGGACTGTCTCAGCTTCCTTGGCATACCCTTCTTTTGCGACACCTTCCTCTGTGATAGTCTTTTCAAACCGTCGCATTGGATAAGGTTTCAGTCTACTCTGCTTCAAAAACATGGCCTGCCACCCTTGCTAATCTGTGCATGCGTATTCGCTGTAGAAGACCCGTAGACAGGCCGTTTTCTCCGTAGACTACTGCTATACCACCCTCGGTTCTGGAATGCTCTCCTTCCGCTCCTGATCGATTGTGGAGCTCGATAGCAACCTCAGGTATTAAGAGACTTAAAGCTGGTGTCAAAGATGTGCGATTCGTCTCTGACAAGATAAGATTCGTAGCCCTCGTTTGGAGCAACATGAGAAGCTGAGTATCTTCTTCGCCTGTTAATTTCTTCAGCAACTCTATAGACATATCAATCCTCTTCTAAGAACTCAGATTCAGGGAGAATTTCCTCAAGAATATCTGAGATAGCGACACCGTTGCTGGCAAAATTGTTTGCCAGCTCAGCATAGCGATCCTCAGTAATCTCAAGTTCCTCCCCTGCCAGTCGTTTCACATTTGATTCCCAATCATAGAAATCTTGTTTGACTTTAAATTTCATAACTAAGACCTATTTCTTACCAGTTTTTTCTTTCCAGTTAGCTGAGTCAGAGCCTGGTGCATTGGTTGAGCTAGTGATGTCTTTGATAGCAACATAGACTTTATCTTCATGCGTTACTGTATCACCTTCTTTATAGGCTGTTCCAGTCTTCCACGCTTTAGCACGGTTTACAACTTTACCTTGAGTAGATGGTTTAGCAACAGGCTTAGATTCTGCGATAGTAATGATATATTTCTTGAAGTGTTCAAGAACAAATGCACCAGTATAAAGCAATTGCTCTACCAATTCACCAAATCGACCTGGAATGTTATCGTTGTACTTAGTATTGTCTACTTGCACTGGAGATGTGACAACACCTGGAGCAGTAGCAAGGGCATTAACACCTTTCAAGAATTTAGAAGGTACTTTGTAGACTGTGTAATCATCCAATTCACCAACATATCCTTTTCCAAGGACTTTCTTATCTGCGTCACCATGTGGTAGACGAACGATTTCAGACTTGATCGCTTTGTAGAATTTAGGTGTTACAAAAAGCAAGCGCTCTTTTGTAATTCCAAGCTCATCAAGTTTCTCAGAGACATCAAGAATTGCATTGTATGCATTGTTCGCTCCTGCTTCTTTGCCCATAGTAACGTTGTCGCTAACATTACCAAGCGCTGCACCAAAACGTAGTTCATCAAGATATGGAGCTACTACTTCTGCTGCTTGACGTGCAATAACGTAATTGATATTTACTTGACCATTAGAGTCACGTTCATCCAATTGGTCTACGAAACGACCCCAATATTTTTCTTCATCAAGAGTATAAACCTTTTCTTCAACTTCAACGTGGTCAAATTCGTTATCTTTGTTACGTTTGTAGTCTTTCAACTCTGTTGTGTTACCAGTTGCTACTGTAAAAGAGCGACCTTGCAATGTTACTGCATCGCTAGATGTCACAAGTGGTGTTGAATATGAATTTACTGCAAGTACATCCTCAATAATACCTAGATGTTTCTTGCGTGATTCTGCTGTGTTTAATTCTTCAAATGCCATTTATTTTTCCTCTTTTCTTTTATTACAAGAAGTCTTTACGCCATTTTTCCGTGACTTCTTGCTGAACTGTTTGTGCGTTCTTGATAGGTGCACTACCTTTCATACGCTCAGAAACTCCCTTCTGAACTGACTCTTCCCATGCTTTTTGGATAGAGGTAATAGACTCAGATACCGTCTCTGCGCTTGTCAAATCAACTACATTCACTAACTCAACAGGTAAGTCACGTTCACTTAGCATTGCTTTAGCTTCTGCGGTCAATTCCTTGCGAGCAATAGCCTTTTCACGGTCAGCTAGTTCTTGCTCACGCTGATCCAACTGATATTTCTGTTTCTCATCAGCGTTCATCTTAGCAAGCTTTTTAGCTTCGTTTTCCTTGGCTTCTTGCTCAGCTTCCCATTTAGAGCGTTCGGCAGATAGCATCTTACCGATTTCAGCACGAGTGAAAGTTCGTTCGTGCTTTTCTTCTTGCACTGTATCAACATTTTCTTGAGTGTCGACAGTCTCAGTTGATTCAGTAGATACAGTTGCATTGATTTCTTCTGACATAATTGTCCTCCAGCGATTACGTCGCCACTCGATAATCTCGCTTTACGTCCGGCGACGGAACAGTACAGCTTTTAATGTCATCGGTACAGTTTGGACAATATAAAAACCGTACGGGATTCCATACGGTTAGGTTATTTGTTTTTCAATTGTTTCAGTTTCTTTCTGTATTCAATTCCGACTTTTAGAGTTGAAATGACTGTTGAAATTACTTCAAATAATTTAATTATTACGAACAAAATTAACGCAACAAATATAATCCAACCCAATAAAATTGATACTAAATCCCAGATGAACATATCTTACTCCTCTACTTTTTCATATGTTTCTTTAAAGATGTCAGGTTTGCATGGATAAAACTCACCTTGCACACCTTTAATGATATAATCCCCTTCGGTCGCAATCATCAATCCTTCAAGCGTTTCGATTTTTAAAAGGGGATTGCTTAAATCAGCGTAGTCAATCCGTACTGGGTCTAAACCAAAATCACATAGCTCATCTATAGCTTCTTCTGTATCTAAAAACTGCACGGCTTCAACCACTACTGGCTTTTTACGGTATTTCATTTCTCGCTCCTTTCTATTCATCATTTTCGAGGCTTAGCATTCTTGTCCACCCATTCTTTGAAAGCATCAAAAGTATCCATGTTTTTTAGATACAAATACTTTTCAACTTTTTCAATAGCTTTATCGACCGATTGGTCGTTAAAACAATAGCCGTTACCCGATAAATCAAAAATTTTATTTCGTTCTTTCTTATCAACAATCCACAAATTTTTTCCAGTCCAAGCACTCCGTGAGTCGTAACATTCCTTCGATTGTATTTCAAGTCCGTTATCTTCAATCAACTCTATCAATTTTTTATACTTGTTCATTAAAATTTCCTTTCTGAGTACGAAAAAAGCACTTAGATTGTTCTAGGTGCTTGTTTAAATTGATTCTAGTTTTAATGTTTTGAGGTATTCTTCCCATTCACGGTCCAAGTCCTCAACAGTTTTATTCTTATTTTGTTTCTGGATGGCATCAAAGTCAATGTTGTCATCTTCGCCTTCCGGCCAATCATAAATATCTTTTTTAGCCATATCATTCAATCCTTCCAAATTCAAAGCCGAACACTTCGGATAATAATTCAAGAGTTTTTTCTTGTGCTATGCTCTCATTATAACCCAATTTTTTAAATTTATCAATTCTATTGATATATTGTTCTTGTGCACTGCGTGGAATCCTTTTGTTAGGTCTTGAATACCAATAAACGCTTCCATCATGCCCTATAGTCAGACCATATTTTACAGTATTATTTTTATGCCGTTGTTGTAAGGAAGCAAAGTCACTGAGCGAAGGAGGATAACCAGATGGATGATTGTGAATCGAAATAAGACTTTGTTCAGATTGTTCTTTAAAAGCCTTTTTGACCTGTTCGTTATAAACTACACCTTTTGTTTTTCTGGCTTTATTTGATAACGCAACAACTCTTCCTGTATCTGCATTAAGCAAATAATAATCTTCAAACGGGGTTCCATTCCTATGTTGCAACATCTGTCTTGAAACTCTTGCGATAGGTTCGGATAGATGTGAGGTCTTTGGATGATTTTTTAATTTGTCAACAAATTCATTGCTTCGTACATAATCAAGATTCGCTCCAAACGGCCTACCACTTAGCTCTCGTTCTCGTGGTTCCGTCACATACTTGCTATACCACTCTTTATAAGTCATATCAGCAGGTACTAGCTCGGTCTTACCTGTCTCTGGATTCCTTGCTCTTCGCTTCAGCTTGCTATAGTCTGCGTCCTCATCGTATGCGACAGTAGTAGACCTACACCACGGGTGCATAGGTGGACAATTGACGCCAGGGACAGCCTTGTCCCTATCATAGACCTGATTGTCATGCTCCTGGCAAATGCGTGATGTACGCTTGTCTAAGACGGCCACAAAGATGTACTTTTCTATGTCTGCTTCTTCATAGCTGAGCAGTTCCATCTGGTTGTGAAAAAAGGCTGATTCTGTTCGAACCAAACGCCTTGCATCATTCTGACCTACATTGAACCTCTCGGCAATTGCTTGTGCAGTTTCTCGTGTTCCTCGGCCAGTCATTAGACTCATGAGGAGTTCGTCTTTTATGCTGGAAGTAAGCTTTCCTGTATTCTTCCAGATGTCTGTAGAGTAGGTGCTTCCATCTCCTACCCAACTAAAAGACTGTAGATGTTTTATCTCGCTCTCAGGCAGACCAGAAAAGCCATATGCCAACCCTGTCTGCTGTTGCAGGTCAAATGTAGCCTTGTAATAACTATCCTTCATCAGGTCGCTGTAAAAGGCGTCTGAGCCTGTCTTTTCTGAATGATAGATAGATTCACGCATACGATCTAAATCGTCGCTCAAACGCTCTAGACGCTTCATACGGAAAGAATAAGCTGGACTATCTAAGTCAGCCAGTAGCCTTTGGATGTTCGGGTCATTTGGTCTTGCTTCAAGCACCTTGCGAAGTTCATTCAGGTCCTTCTTGTCTTTCATGTTCTTCAAGACTTGTCTAGCATCTACCTGACTTAAACCATAATCACGTTGGAACTTATCAAAAATCTTATTGATTTCCTTATCCAAGTAAGTCTTAGCTTCTTGATAGATCTTATCGAACTTGTCTGCCTGCTTTTCGGCCTTGTCCATCTGCTGGTAAATCAGATTGGCTTTCCTCTTCGCCCAATAGTCCTGATTCTTCATCTGCTACCTCATCTTCGGGTTTCGTGTTGTCTTGGTTGAACATCGGCATGTCTTCCATGTTCTTCTTTTTCTCTTCTTCCAAAGCTTCCAGTTCAGCGTCAGGGTCTTCCACAAACGGCAAGAGAGAAATAAGCAGCCTATTGGTCACTTTGCCTTCCAAGTTATTCACAATCTGAGAGATTTCCAGTAAGTTCTTAGGTAAACCACGGCTGAATTGTGGAACGATTGAATGGGACTCTAGTGCAATCTGCTTCATACCCAAGTAATGAGCAAAAATCGCAATCCGTTGACGCAATCCACGCTTGTAGTTCGCTTCCTTGGTCTTGGTAATCATCTCAAGGCCCATCAGCTTAAATTCCATAGCTCAATTTTGTTACCGTAGAGGCTCTTTATCCTCTACTTCTTACGGTTTCCCGTAAGTTCAGACTATCTCTTCACCCTTATCAGGGTGTCGGATTTCGTGGATATTTCTGCATATAAAAAAACGATACTATGTATCGTTTCTCACTTAGCTTACTCTATCTAGTCGTTAAACCTTACTGATATTTCTACCAGCAGTGGTAATTGATTAGCTTCAGTAATATGTCACAAATCTCCCTTTTTCATCTCGAACAATTGTCTTACCAGACATGTCCACACCTTTTGAAAATTGTCTTAAATCGTATTTTTTATAATTCAATAAGATATCATCTATTGTTTCATCATTAACGATTATATCATCTCGTTTTATGGAACGATAATATCTGTAGACAAGAGTTGAAAAAGAAATGTTGTTTTCTTCAGATAATTTTTTTAGATAGTCTCTCAAGATATATCCCTTATACTTAACGTTATCAGAACGATTACGTTTATTTGTATGTTCAGGAACCCACCTACAATTACTTGGTGAGTAGTCTTTGTCATTATCTATCCTATCTAATTGCAAACCGAATTCTACTCCGTTTTGCATTGCCCAACTTCTGAACTTAGCTACATCACTAAATTCATCAGAAACACCTATTCCACGTTTCCCATACCATTTATAAGCCCAATGTTTTTCATCATAACATCTTGCTAACATAGAGTAATAGACTTGATTTAGATGTTTGTGCATTTTATCTTTTATCATTCATTTTCTCCTAGATTATTATACTCTTATTATACCATAACAGAATATAAATATCTAGGTTATTACTGTTTTGCGCCTTCCAATTTTAACCCGATTTATTACCTCAAAGTTACCTTTGAGGAGGGCAACTATTTTACCCCTGATGTATTCCCTGCGAAGTTCTCGTCAGTCAAGTTAGGCACATGGCTGAATGTATAGATATCCTCTTTCAGAGCTGTGCGCAAGATTTCAGTAGCACTTTCATCTAACGTATTCTTCAAGAACTCAGCTCTTGCACTATCTCCTGGCAATTCCAAAAGACCTTCTTCAGAAAGAATCTTCATCGCTACCTCAGCGTCCTCTGGTGTGTCTGCTAACTGTGTTCCATACAAAACAAGAATAGATTCTACTGCCTGCTCCTTATCATTGACACGGTTACCCATCAAGGAATTATAAGCGTCAATCAAGCTCATCTGTTGCTCGTAGTCGCCGATTGCAAAGTGATTGTTGCGATACTCAATAATTGGGATTTGGCCAAGGTTATGAGGCTCTACTTGCTCGTTCTGAGTCGTTCCTGAATCTGTACTTCTCAGCACCATGTGATAATGCAGATTCTCTGTAAAGACCTCTGCTTGATACTTAGTAGTATCTTTCGTATCGTCCTTGACTTGATAGTAGTAGACCGCAAACAAGGGCTTCCGCTCAATGCTATCATCGTAGACCATGAAGGTATTTTCTGGATCAATACTAGTTGAGTCCAATTCAGTTAATCCCTCTTTAGCGTAGATGTACTCATAAGCACGACCATAAATAGCCATGTTCAAAGCATTCTGAGCATCTACTTGGTCAATCTCAGCACCGTCAAATGCTATAAGTAGTTCATCAATATCACCTTCAGCAGTGTTATTGTACTTGATAGGATTGCCCATGAAATAGCCTGTAGCCGTGTCTGCAATATCCTTGGCATGATTGGCTACCGTCTTATAATTAGGTGCGTTCTCGTTGCGTCTCTTGTGGTTTAAGATAGCATGCTCGCCCATGTAGTAGCTTTTAAGTTTCTTCAAACGTGAGCCTTCAGTGCTATGCTTCGTTATCAATTTATAAATCAGGTCTTTCTTCAAAGAACCCTCATCATATCCATCTCTTGGATAGGTTAAATATTGGTACATGTCTTTCCTCTCTATAGACCAAAATCTGACCGCCTGCGGACGATTGCTTTCCCACCTTCGATACATTGAAGGCTATAACGCAAAGCATCCATCAAGTGGTTGTTTTTATCTTCTGGTTTATTCAACCAGTTTCCTTCTTTGTCTTGCTGATAACAATAGCTATAAAATTCATCCATGATGTTTTTACAATCCGGATGCACATAAATAGCGTATCCTTGTAACTTTGACACGCCTGCCATAATACTATCCTTACCTTTACGACTCTCTTTAATTCTAGTTATACCGTGTTCTGACCTTAGTTCCTCAATCAGTCGTAATTCAGCACTATCGGCAATGATTTGTGAGCGTTGATAACCTTTGTCTTTTATCATTTTCGCAACTTCTTTGGTTATCAACCCGACTTTATACGCCTCATCAAAGACATAAATCTCTTTCGTCGTATCATTTATCAACGAGCAACACAAAGCAGTTGGATCGTGAGTAAAACCGAAGTCAAGACCGATACATAATTTATTAGCTGAATCTTGTAGTAATTCATCCTTATCGAAATCCTTGACAGTTACATTCTCGTATATTAAACCTTCAGCAACTCCCCATTCGCCATCACAGACGATTCTCGCACGTCTGGGGTTCGTATGATACAAATCCTCATAGCGTTTGATATCGACTTCATCAAGCCACTCATTGCATTTATAAGTGGTTGTAGTAGCGAATGTGTCAGCTCGTCTCGTCTCTTCATCAAAGAATACACGTTTGAGCCAGTGCCTCTCGTTCCACGGGTTAAATGTGACCGTGATTTGTTTAAAGAAATCAGGTACGTCTAAACTACCACGGATAGACTCAACTACCGTACTGAACTTGTCTTCAGTTTCAATTTGGTACGCTTCTTCACAATTTGTTACGAATATATCGTTTCCATATATTCTCTCTATATTTCTATAGAGTTCAGACTATATCATTACTCTTTTACAAAGAGTACCTCCCGCTTCGGGTTCACTTGAACCCTACTCTACTCCATTAAAAAAGACATCTTAAAGACGCCTTTTCTTTGTTTCGATAGTCGTTGCACGTTTTTAATCAACATTCTTATAAGATAAACCTCGAACGATAAGACCGATAACTCTAGGTGTGGTCCCGAACTTTTTAGCAAGACCTACAGTCCCAAACGTTTTATCTTGTCGCTTGTAGTGTTTTCTTATATATCTAACATCACTTTCGGATAACTTAGCCTGTGCATTAAAAGGACCTCGTGTAGGTTTTTTTAATCCATTATCATAGGCGTGTTGCATATTTTCTTCTCGTGTCATCCATTCTAGATTTTCAACACGATTATCTAATTTGTTTCCGTTTTTGTGATTTACTGTCGGTTTGTTTTCTGGATTAGGTATAAAGGCTTGTGCTATCAAACGATTTACTCGAAAATCTTTTTGCACCCCGTCTTTTGCTAATCTTACTTGATTATAACCATCTTTAGTAAGACGGTTCTTAGATAGGATACGTTCTTTTCTATAACACGTTCCAGATTGCTTCCTTAAAGATTTTACATCTCCTTGGTCGCTTACTTGATATAAACCTTCATAGCCTTTTACATCTTTCCATTCCATGATATAACCTTCTTATCTCTTTTTATTTGATAACCTAATTATACCATTTCCGACTAAAAATATCAATTAAACTTCGCTCATGATTGCCCTCGTCTTTACGTTAGGGGTTCCCATGAATTCAAGAGGTTTTACTTGGTCTGATATGTTAAACCAAGCCCAACAAAGACTACCAACGTCAACTGTAATAGATGTGATTTTGAGTTCATCATCCAAACCACGGAACAGAATCTTTTGGCCAGTCGCTTTTATAGTTATCTCAGGCAGGGACTCATTGAATTTAAACTTATGAGCGACTTTTAGTTGGTTAGCTGCCCACTTAAAGTCCGTATAAGTTGATTGCTTATTTGTATTTGAGTATCTACGAATGACAAGCAAGTTAGCCCACGGGTATTTCAATATACGGGTAACATAGTTCAAAGCAGTTGTCTTGGACTTCTTCGAACCACGAGACCCTTTGACTACACGATAAAGATTTCTTGAACGCCAGAACTGTCCGTACCCTGCTCCTACTGTCTTAGGTAGGTCGATGACAATATCACTTTGTTTAATCTGGTATGTCTGACTCATTTGCAAACACCACCGTTCCAGAAACGTCTGCCTCTACCTTGTCTGTCCAAAGCCTATGACGTTTTCCTAAGAGTTCAGCTGCCTTGATTCTATCTTTTGCTCCGACATCAATATCCGTAATCGTTTGACCTAACTCTCCTATGCTTATCAAGGTCTGTTCTTGCGTCTCTCCTCGCATTACTGATGTTAGATAACTAAGGACTTCTTGCTGATCTGCAATTTTCTCAGAATCAAGCTGCTTCAGTCGTTCATCTATATAGCTTTTAATCTTAGGATTCTTTAGTAATTTATGTCCTTCGACACCTGCCACCCTATCGCTAGAAACACTATAACCTGCTTTCTTATAAGCTTCCGTCGCATTACCTGAGATGATGTACTCATCTGCGAATCTCTTTTGTTTTATTCTCAATCCACTCAATTTTCCATCACCACCTTTCGACAAAATAAAAAGCCACACGATGTGCGACCTTTCCTGCAAGACGACTACTACCTTGCGTGTTAATTAGTAATCAATTTGAAAGTTTTCCTTTTTTTATTTTTTGTAGTCATTACAACCTCTGAGGGAATCAAACCCTCTAGCTTATAACTTACCCGGGATATAAGTAGCTACGCAACCATGCGAGGTTCGGTCGCTTCTGCAACCATTTTTAAGTTAATGAGTGATATATGAATGCTAAGCCTACTGCCTACCCCATTCTGGGACACAAACACTCAAATGACAGGGAGGGACTCGAACCCTCAATGCCCTTTACGACACCCTGATTTCAGGTAACCATCTACCAATTCTGAGACCTCTCTTTTCAATTCTTGATACTACCATTCTAACAGATTATCAGAACTGTGCTAACAAGTATCATTTGTTCCAGTACGGTTTTGTAAAGTTCAATTTAGTTCCATTCTCTCCAAAACCTCATTCAGTTCAGAGATAGCCATATTCCGCCAAGTGTAGAAAGTTGTTCTGCTGATTTCCATTTTGTCACAAATATCATCAACATACATCTTAGTAATGTAAGTCATCCTGAGAATAGACCTGCTCTTTGGATTTTTAAGCCTGTTGATCATTCTACCTAGTTCAAGCTTTCTGTCGATAACCTCTTTAGTATCCTGCTCTATAGTCTCTTTCATCACGATAAGCTGAGTATAGACATCATCAACTTTTCTGGTCTGGCCACCTTGGACTTTGACATCGGCCCACTTAGGACTTGAGAGCAAACCTGCCTCAAGCTCATTGATTTCATCTATATGGCTTTGGATGTCCATGTCAAGGTCTTGTAATTCTTTCAATAGCTCTTTAGCCTTATTCATTCTCTGTCTCCTTTGTGATATAATAATATTGTGTTAATTATAGCTGAGACAGAGAGTGTCTTGGCTTTTTTGTTTTACAAATTATTAAGCTCTGGGTTTTCGTAGATTCTCGCTCTAACAGTAGACCAATCACACCCATAATATGATGCAATCCAATTTATTGACTTACCTTCGTTTAGAAAGACTTTCAACTCTTCTGATGGTATAAGAACACGCTTTTTCATTTTCAAACCTTTTCTACTATGATTTGCCATACCGATTTTTCTCCTAACTGGTGTCATAACATCACCTCATCCCCAACTTTCACTTTATCGTATTGCTCTCTTGTGACTACAAAAATTCCGTAATCTCTGATAGTCACAGTATACAACTTCCCATGTCGTCCTTTCTCAACGACTTTACCGAATATCTCAGCGCCTGCGTTATCTACCTTGTAGATAACCATCGGCTTCTTCTCTTCCAAATCTCGAATCCTGTCCATCTGCCAGATGTTTAATCCAGCAGAGACAAGGATACATACTGTTATGAATCGTTTCAATCTGTGACCTCCTTACTCTTCTTCATCCATAATTTTATTAAACTGCTCTTCGTCAATAAGTCCACGGTCAATCATTGTTTGGACCGTCAATTCAATTTTTATCAATCTGTTCAATTCTTTGTTAGGCAACGTAGCCATAATAACTTCTTCCATCACTCAACCTCCTCAAAATAACTATGAAATTTACTTAAATTAACAACAGCAACCTCTTCAACTGAATGTTTTTCAATGTCAAAGTCTGGGTCATCTTTACTAAACTCTTTCTTTATCGCTTTTTCGGCCAGTGAGGGTAAAGCGAATATACTTGCTCCATTTCTTAAAGCGAGCGCTTGACCGTGTTTGTTTACTACTCGATAACCTACATCGAACGGTCTGATTTTCGCAGGGATTTTTATGCGTTTATTTTGATTCTTCATTCCTTCTTCAAGCGTTTGTACCATCACCCACCTCCTCTACTTCGTAAAAATCAACTTTTGCAAAGTGTTTAGGGTTGATAGTAATCATTCTTTCTTCTGGTTCAATTTGAATTAGTTGGAGACAATCTATGTTGCCTCGTTCGAGCCATTCTAGCATTTTGAGAATTTGTTTGTATTCTTCTCTCACCTTGATAGTTTCATCCATATATGGATTTTGTAATCTAATATTTGTCATTTACTCCACCTCCTCCATCTTTACTTTATACATTCGATCACCTCGATACTTGCTCTCGAGCTGAGCCTTGCATTTGGCAGCTTCACCCTCTTTTTTGAAAAAGTGGGTTTCATCTACCATGTTGTCAAAATATAGTGTTACTGTGTATGTCATTTTTACCTCTTTTTTTCAAACTGCTACCGTGCTACCGATAAAATCTAAAAAGTAAAAAGTTTTTTTCAAGAATCCTTATTTTATGGGCTTTCTCTATTATTACTATTATTTTATATACTTTTTTTAAAAATATAGGTAGAAGAGTAGCATTATATATAAATATTAAATAAAAGCCAGTAATATCAAGGGGTTAGACTGCTACCGATATGCTACCGATGTCTAGTTTTATCGGTAGAATGCTACAGATCTACCCCTCAACTGCTACCGATGACTACCGATAAATTTTTAATTGCTACCGATTAGATTTTTCCGAATCTTTCACTCTTACGAACCCTTTTGTGCTTTTACCACCTGCCCGGAAAACACTTTTTTTCCAATCAGGATGATTATCCATGATCATGTTTATCTTTGTCGAAAGTTTCCTATCATTTGAATTTCTCATAAATAAGTTGTACATCATTTCACGAGTCGAGACCTTATCTAGTTTTTTGATACCAGGTTCAAAGTCGCTACTATTATCAAAATATTTACTTGTGTATTGATGTTGTTGCTGAATAGACCAGTTTTGCCAATTTTCAGGGACGGGCATATCAAGATATTCAAGCACTTGTAATTCAACTTCATCACGATACATGAACTGTTCACGGTAGATATTCAATTCATCCTCTGTATTTTCATCAAACATCAAATCAGCACCAGCGCGATAGATTGTAACAGCTTCGCCCCAAATTTGTTCGATTGTATCAGGCTCGATTTCCATTGGATGTTTCTTTTGTTGCTTGCTATCTACCATAATCGGGAGAAATCGACGTTCACCGGTTTTGTCCTTGAGGTATTCTGTTTGGTTAGTAGTCCTGGCTAAGATGAAGTTCTTGGCAAATTCTTCTGTTCGCTTCATGTATGGCTTACGATAACGTAGGCTAGTTTTAGAAATAAAGGCCTTGGTTTCTGCAAAACTCATCCGATTACTGGCCACCATTTCGTCATCATTTACAATTAGACTTTTTAACATGATGTCGTAATTATCTTTATTAGAGAAATCTGTTACGGCATCCGTATACCACTCACCACCTAACTTTTGAAGGAGGGACGTTTTCCCGACTCCTTGGCCACCAACCAAATCCAGAACATAATCAAATTTAACGTAGGGATCATAGACCTTAGCAACTGCACCAACTAGCCACATTTGAGCAATTTTAGAAATTAAAGGGTTATCTTCAGCGCCGAGATATACTTGAAGCATGCGGTCAATCCGGTTTCTGCCGTCCCACTTTTTAGCTGCTCTCTCCATATACTCAACAACTGGATTGTATGATCTTTCTGAAAAGAAAGTCTCCATGCCATCAAGCATCGCTTGGTTTGAGAAAGCAACACCTAATACACTTTCAAAGTAAACTTTTACGACTGAATCAAAGTTAGAAGGGAGCTCACCTTTTTTAAAAAGAGTGTTGCCAATCTTGATATCTTTAAGGAGTTCATGTTCCTGGGAGAAATCATTGTGTTTTAAATAAATACTTAGTTGATCATCAGCTTTAAACGCTACAAGTACATTCATCGGGCTGTTCGCTTTGATGTCACCTTTTGCATTTGTGATCATTCTGTCTTGTGAATTTATACTTACTACATCACCGATTTCTCTCACCTCCTATCCTTTTTAATCATACTTTCAATAGTACGCATTACTTCCTTTTCTGATAGAGGATTTCGACTGTTAGTATTTGCCAGTCTTGCAAGTTGAATTACTACTTCATCATCAACTGCTCTATATAATAGACCACCTACGAATTTTGCTAGTTTATCATTTCGCCCACCCTCACCACCAAAGCCAAGGCAGATGGTTTCAAAGAGATCTGTAGTCTGTGTTCGTTCTCTAGTATGTGAACGTCTAGCTAAGTCCCTAAGACCATCCTTACCATCATACTTATAGCCATGAGTTTCGCCATACTGTTTTTTTATAGCCTGGATTAATTCTTTTGAAGGAGTAACCATAGTACCCCCTTCCTTAGACTTTTCCAGATCCCACTCATACTGCCCTTTTTCTGTTGCTGACGGAGCAACCAAAACATAATTGTTTTCATGGGCTTTGATGTCAACACCTGGTAAGAAATTAATCATTTGCGTGATAGGGGTATCCTCTCGCTTGAAGTAAAAGAGGTGTTTCCCACTGTTAGCCGTTTTTGCTTGCAGCGTTGGTTCAATCAAACCCAGATGTTTCCATTTTTTCAAAGACTCAAAGCCATTAGACTTGCCGTGCTTGTCAATATCAATGACAAAGAAGTTTGTGGTTCTGAGGGCAATATTTGCATTAGGGTAGCCGTCCCAAAAGTTTTCAATCTCGGCAGGAGTCATGGCAGGCTTGTCGGCAAATTCAATCAAAGGCATCTTATTCTTTGGATTGATGGGTATTACTGAAAATCCCAATTTTTGATACTGCAATGCGTATTCTTTCATTGACGGCATGATTACTTCTCCTCTTTGTAAATATAAACAAGTTCTTGGGCCATATAATTTGATTGATATTCATCTTCAGTCATTTTTAAATAAAATAACAACGATTGATAAGCGTCTTCAAATGTATTGAATGGTCCTAATATTTCATCAGTTTCATCAATGACCCAAAACTTACTATTATTTAGAAAGGGAGGTCATCATCATCAATTTCTGGTGTTGCTTCGACTTTATTTCCAATATATTCTTCAAGATCATAATTGTAACCTGTCGATTTGTCACGTTTGGTGTATTCATCAATAATCAAGATAAATTTTGTACCGACTGCTTTACGCTTCAAAGCCTCTTCCATAGACTTATTGTCCTCAAGGTCTGCACCACGCATTTTGTCATCTGCTAGTTCAAGAGTTTTTTGGAAAAATTTGACCGTTGTTTCAACCATATTTGTCAAGTCCATATTCTTACCGTCTTTTACCCAATCAACAAGGGTTCCCATGCCAATGAATTGTGTACGACCGTTGAATGGATTTTCTGGATCACGGACTTCGAAGGCGTAATTGATAGATTCCCATTTGCTATCAGCAATACGGGCCTCAACACTTGTTAACATAACCTGATACTTACCACTGGGAAGATGCTGGTTTCCGTTAACTTTGTCTTTCCGTGGATCATATCCGTTAGCCTTTAATTGTTTTGCAATATCATATAAACTCATGTTTTTTCTCCTCTATTTCTTAAAAAATATCATCTTCGGCAGCTACTTCAACTTTTTCAGGTGCCTCTTTTTTTATGCTCTTTGTTGATTTGGTAGCTGTCATAGTAACAGCACCGTCAATTGTCTGCAAAATCTTCAAAATTGCTTTATCGTCAATCTGGTCAGATTTGTAAGTTTTACGTTTGCGGATAACCTCTCGGTTGTAGTTGTTCCCAAGTTTTTCAGTCCGAATCATCAAGTCTGAGTTTCCATTGATGAGGTTGACATATTTTTCACGTAAACTTGGTAAAGTCTTAACTGCTTTTCCGTCGTCATTGTATTCAGTGATTTCACGGCTGATGTAGATAACATTCATTGGCAGAGCTTTAAGATCAATAACCAATTCTGTCAAAGCTTGATTGAAATAATCATAACCTTTACCGTAGCCGATTTCTGATAGTGACTTAACATCAAATTCACCACATACAGCAATTTTGATCATGTCAATAACATCGTCAATAACATCAACTACTACTGTTTCATAAGTATGTTTCTGTGTTTGAAGAGCCAGTAAGATTTCACTAAGCTGCTCAATCACTGATTTTATGATATGACCGTTCTTGTCCTTTTCGTTAACAAGTTGGATTGCTGGAACACTATTTGCACTAGCGTTTCCATCCGTGTTCAAAATAATTGGATTGGGAAATTCGTTAGCTAGGTAAGATTTCCCGCTCATAGTTGCTCCATAGAAAAAGAAATTTCTTGGAGTATCCACTGGAACTCGTGGTTTATTTACTGGAAGTGTAAATGCCATTAGAGAAGCCCTCCAATAATAGCCTTAATCATGTCCTCAATTGATGAACGGTCACGCTTGATAGGTTCAACTTCTGAGCCATTCGGATAGGTCAATTTGTATTCCGCTTCAACTGCGACAATTTCACAGTTAAAAGCTGCAGCGAGAGCCTTGTAAGTCTTTTTGTTTCCCTCGTATTTTTCACGGGGGATTTTTAAACAGTGAGTGATGCAGCAATAGTCTGCTTGAAAGGCTAGGCTCCCACGGTCCTTGTAAGATTCAAGAAATTCTCCGGTTTTACGGCTACGAAATACGATCATTTCAGTTTTTTTATTCATTTTGTTTTCCTCTTTTTAACTTTCTTTATAATAAAATTCAATTACATTTACATCATGTTGCTGACGGCTTCCTGTTATGCGCCAGAGCAATTGCCGATAGTCATCATACTCTCCAGAATCTTCTTCGACAGGATCCAGAACAACAATAGTTTGGTACTTGTGTTGTAGGCCATCCACTCCAACACCTAAAACTTGACTGGTAGCAACGACCACTTGATTATCAAGACCGTCTTGAATATCCCCTGTCCAGATGCCAATATCTGGATGGCGTTCTCGGATAACATTTACAATCTGTTTAGACTTGCTGACAATCAGCATATCGTGTGGCGCTCGTTCGATTAGTCCATCTAATTTCAATAGCAGAGGCGTATCGGCGTTGACTGGCTTTATTTTTGGAAAATCGATTTCTACACCTGTTTGATTTAAGTAGCGTTCAAAAGTCAACCGTCCAAATGATTGCTTGGCCATTGCCGTATCATTTCCAACTGTTACTAGATTTAACTTTCTAAACTCGGAAAGTTTCTCGGGATTACCTGGCTCAACTGTCACGGGATAGAACTTTGTTTTAAATCCGTTATTTTCAACTGCATTTTCGATTTCTTCGATTTCTTCCCAGCGGAAGAAATTTGGTAAATCTGAGATGTATTTCTCATAATCTCTAAAGTCTTCCCACTTCTCTTTTGAATAACTAAATGGATCATAGACCATTTTCCCATGAGTCTTTTGCCAGTCAAATTTATTATTTGGGGTTGCCCAACTAAATACCGTTTTTTCAAGCGGATAGAAATTTTGTCCTTTTTTTCGGATTGGCGTCGCTGAAAGACCTATCGTGTATTTTCGCTTTATTTTGCGATATAAGGCCACCTGCTTATCACTCGACATATTCTGCCACTCATCTATTATCAGCACGTCACAGGCTAATTTATGCCCCTTTTTGATTAGATTTTGAAGATACCTGTCTGTTTGGATGATAATCTCAACACCTTTATCAAAATTCATAAACTTGACTGCATCTATCCAACCATTCAGAATAGCTAGTCGATTGTTTGTGATGATGATTTTTTTAGCTTTTTTATGTTTTGCAATAGCAAGTGCACAGATAGTTTTACCTCTGCCCCCAAGAGCCTCTAAAAAGATTCCATTAGATAAATGTTCACTTCTTTTAATCGCTTCAGCTTGCCACTTTCTTAGCTTTATCGTGATACTCGCTCACCACCTTTCCGATATCTTGGATAACTTCTTCCACATCGTTCCTCAAAGCATAGAATAGACCTAGTCTTGCTGCTGCTCGAATATCTTGATGATGACTTTTTTCAAATTTCCAAAGTCTTAAGATTTTCAAAAGATCATCTGGGATATCTGACTTATAACCTGCATTGAATTGAAGAATAGCTTCCGGATAACAAAGTTGAATATAAGCGATGGTTTCTGCTACGCTATTATCTTTTGAATTGTCATTATCTCTTGCTCTAAATTCTTCAACAATCACTACATCGAACTCAAGGCTCGTTCCAACTTCGTGAAACCAATCAGCAAAACCTCTCATACCATAAGAAGCCACCCAGCTATCGACTAATCTCGCATTATCTAATAAGACAATTCCTGTTGTTGAACTTTCAATTTTATTGCTACTTGGGTCAATCGCTAATATTCTGGTCATTTATTACCTCGATAAGATTTTCCAGTAAGTGTCCGAACCCTTCCATTTGCTCATCTCTTACATCATAATTGTCGATTTTAAAATCTAGTTCGATACATTGTAAAGCTTGTTCAAAAGTTAAAAAACTATACACATCACGTAGATTGCGAGCATACAACACAATCCGTTCTCCTGGGAAATCTATATTATTTACCCGTGGTTTTTGATCGAATAAAGTACCCATTATTTAATCCTCAAACTTCTACTTTCTTGCAAAGTGGCACCTTTAATATTCTTGCCAGCTTTTAGTAATTCCTTGATAGTTGCTTTATCTGGACTTAGTTTCTGCACAAAATATTTTTTAGGCAGCAGATCCTCATCAACAACTACTGAAGGTTGATTTTTTGCTAAATAAACAGTAAAGAGCAACCCCTTAACCTTGTCATGTCCGGTGATTTCAAAAGCACCTTGCAAGCCAGTTTTAAGCCGTGTGATGTCATTATCAATCGACTTGCATCGTGCAGTCAGACGGTCAATCTCTTCTTTGAGCTGTTTCTTATCAGCTTCTTTATTTTTGATAACCTTGACCGTATTTTCGACTTTCTCCTCAAACTGGTCAGTCCAATCAATCGAATCCAGGGTATCAGCTTTTGTTTCTTCGTCCAGCCCTTCCATATCATTGATTTGTTTAAAAATCCCTGTTAGTTCGTATAAACTAGCCATTTTTTTCTACCTCTCTTATTTTGTTTGTAAGTTTTGTTAGTCCAATACCTGATTTAGTCAAATCAGCATTGGATGTGAATAAATGATTTTGATTCATTCTAGCGATTTCATTTTTAGATAAACATGCCAGGTTTGAAATATCATAGTTTGTTTTATCACCGTCCAGGAAAACAATTGAGTATCCTTTTGGTATCGACCCGTGATGGTCCTCCCAAACTTTACGATGTTTCAAAACCCATTGATTAGGTTCTCCAATCTTTTCTTTTGGATAACCGTCTGTTGTGTAGTTGATAGTTCCGACAGGTACATAATTCGGAGGTCGATTACCTTTTTTGAACTGCCCGCTGTTTTTTGGCATATTGGGGTATTTCTTCCCCTTATTGTGAGGAGTCTGACCTTCCTCAAACCTCCCTGTCAACCCACTATGTAGATTATTCCTTCTCCGATAATTCCTAATCTGTTTCTCAGTCAGTGATAATCCGAATTTTCGGTTCATTTCATTTGCGACATCGCGAGAAATCTTATTTTTTTGGATCGATACAAGGTAATCGTGTTGTTCTTTTGTCAATAATTTACCTTGATAGATTTTTCCAACCGGTAATCCAAGACGTTTACGCACACCGCCGATTTGAGTCTTGTTGTAATTCGTCCCAAATTTCTCATTTAGTAACCTGGTTACTTCGGGAGTTAATCGACCAGGGCAAATTTCATTCATGTACTCTGTGTACTCATCCTTCCAGCAAAGCGATCGGGGCATTGACTTCACCTACCTTGTCTTTGAACTTCTCGGCATCCAAGGCCAATTGACCTGCTTGTAAGATTTGACCTGAGATAGCGACCATTTGTTTTGAACGCTGCAATTCCACTTTTAATTCATCAGCAGTAAGATCCCTATCATCCAATGTTTCTAGTTGGGCAAAAAGAGTATTGGTTAAATCTGTCAATTTATTTCGAACCATCTACTTCGTCACCTCTTTCATTAGTTTATTTGCTTCTTTGATTAGCAAACGCATAACGTTGCTATCCGTTTCTTTCTCTGCTGCTCTTGTCAGCATTTCCACCCACTCACGTCTAGTATCATTCTTCCAATCAACCAACTCAGTGAGTGCCTGTGTATGGTTATAGTAAGGCGAGTAGTCGTATGACTTATCTTCCAAGCGAACGCATCTGCCTGCCTTGATGTCTTTGGCCAAGTTCGCCCTCACATTACTATTTGTTGTACCGACAACCTCAGCCACTTCATCACATGAGGCAGTAGGGTGGTCTTTGTAATATTCCCTAATTCGTTCCGCTTGAGTCATTTAATCATACGCCCTTCCTTTAAATTTATTTTTGATTTCCACGCTCCCGCACTTAACACATTCAAGAGGTGGATAATTATCATACCAATCAAACTCACGTCCACAATCTGCGCATGTACACTTCCATAAGTACATCATTTCCTCTGTAATTTCAGTTGGAATTTTTCTGCTTCTAATCTCTTTCTCAAAGATTGTTCCTGTTGCAATTGTTTCTTGAGATCATCGATTTCATGTTGCATATGCGCCATTCTAAGTCACGCATCTTCTCTCTACACTTGCAAGTGGATAAATCCCACGCTTGTCTATCCCATACGATTTGCATATCGTACTCTCCGTGGTTCTGGTAATGCCAACGGTTCTGGTCGTAAACCTACAGGCGGTTCGTTGTCATAGGTGAAGCCAGGAAATGGACGACGGATATTCTTGCGAATCTCTTGCCATTTATCCTCTCTACCACGTTCGAATGCGTGATTGTACCCTTGAATAATCATAGATGCAAATTCTTGCTCTTCTCGTCTCTCTTCTTCCTTACGTTGTTCCTGCAATTTGATATGACGGCAAGCCCCTGCAAATCCAATCAGCAAGGCCCCAACACCCATCAGCTGGTCTAAAATCGGTGGTTCAAACATTTTTATCTCCTTATGCTCTTAATTTTCGTACTTCTTTCTCTAATTCCAAAATTTCATAAACATCATTGACATCATACATAATATCTTTCCCTTGCTTACGAAATCTTAACCCTCTACGTTCTAACTTCTTAACATAGGCATGAGTGAAGCCAAACTTCTTCATCAAAGCCTGTTGATTGATTGGCATACGATCATTCTCTAACTGCTCCTTGACCTGCTTTTCAGCAAAGGCCAATAATTGATTCGTGAACAATTCAGCACTTTCGCCGTCCAATCGTAATTGTAACGTTATCCCTTCCATTTTCTACATCCTCTCAACTATGCGGGCAAGCATTTTTGTGATATAATGGTTTTAATTGTTTTAGTAAGCGCCTGACTTTGTTAGGTGCTTTTTTGCGTTGTTGTCAAACTGTTTTACTTTCCATAGCCCTGAGTTCTATCTCATGGCTGACTTGTCTAAATAGCTTCTCACACGCTATTTTAGCTTCTCTGTACGTTGTAGATTCGCTGATGAAGTAATCAGCAAGTTCGATGATTTTATCTTCCATTCAACCTCCTATATCAGCCTCAAGACTGATGTAATATCCTCCTAAATTGCTATAATGATTTTGGCTAGGACCTCTCACCGTTTTAGTCAAAATTCCAATAAAAAGGAGGAAAAAGATATGGAGATGACTATCAATACTGGAATCCCTCAAGAACAAGTTACTAAAGTTGTTCACGAAAAAGGTCCAGGACACACATATGTTGAAACATTCTATCCTAACGGATTGATAATCAATTACGATATGTTGCCAGATGGAACAGTCAACGTTGATTGTAATAAACCACTCCGTCTTGAACCAGACGGAACTTATACACCAGTAATGGATTGACCTTTAATAGTAACCTTTCTGCCACTAAATACGATACTTGAAGTATCATGAATGGCTTCATAGCTAAGACGCTTGAATTCTTCTGAGTCTATCTGAAAATTGATAGGCTTTTTTCTTTTCCCACTATACGGATATCGTCTTGGTCTCATTTTTCCCTCCTTTCTGTTTATGGTATAATGAAATTAAAAACGAGGTAATTCGGATGTTTAGTTTGATTGATATTTTGAATATTTCTGCCGCTTGGCTTGGTGCTATTACTGGTGTTGTTAGCTTGATTTACTCTTTGAAAGTCAATAGAGTGAAATTGAGTATTTCTAAATTCCGTAAAAAGAGAATGAACGAATACTCCTGTTATCAATACAGTTTTGTTTTGTCTAACCAATCCAACTCAAATGTCGTAATCAAGAATATCCAACTGTTTGACAAAAACGGAAAAGAAATTTTTGACAACGGATTTAATCCAGCTACTGCTTTTCCTGAGATAAAATCAGACCCTTTTGGTTTGGTTAGTAGTACACATACCTTGTTTAACATAGATTGGTACTCTACACCATTTGAAGATGAAATAGAATTAAATCCATACTCATTCGAAAAGTTGTCATACTACCTTAACGAACCTCCACATACTATCAAGGTCAAGACCAACAGACAAATTCATTATCTTTCTAAATCTAAATCATTCCATCCTGTCTTTAATAAAGCAAAATAGATTTATGACAGCGCAAACTACATTTACGATTGTTACTATGATTAGTCCTAGTTCGTTCATTCCGTTCTCCTTTCTATTTGTGATATAATGATTTAAAAATATTATCTGAGGTATTTGTATGTCTGAAGTATTTACAACAACATTGATTTCTGTTGGTGCAACTGTTTTAACGAATTTGATTATTCACGGTTTTGCTTACCAGCAAAAAAAGATTGAAAATAAAAACAAACTCGAAGAAAAGAAGGTTGATTTCTTAAATACCCAACTAAGTCAGGATAGAGATTTATATATTTCAACTTTTCAAAATTTTGCATCGATTAGTGGTAAAACCGTCTCATACGTAGAATCAAGACTTGACAATGCTCCTCCGATTGATTTAGATATCATCACAAACTTCGATGATATCTTTTATAAGACCTATCTATTTTTAGATAGCGATGAAGAGCAAAAAAAATTCATCAATTTCAGAAATGCGCTACGTTATCAAGCTGGATATCCCCACCCCGATGGACTTTATATTTGGGATGTGCAATTGGAAGAACAGTCCTATGACCCAGACACAATCGAAGAACCCAGATATATTTTTTATAGGCTTAATGAATGTTTATTGATTGCTAACAAACATATCAATGACAAACTCCACCTTCAATCTTCTGCGAACTGTTCGTAAAGTTCATCTATTTCCTTCCGTTGCTCTTTTGTAAACGGAGCGGTATAATTTGTCCAAGTTATCTGCTTGCCTTCTTCACGCTTTATCCTGCCTGCTCTAACAAGCAGGTTTTTAAATACCTCGTAAGGCATGTGAACTCTGATGTCTTCTGTCATTTTCCTACTCCTTAAATCTTTCCGTGTCAGGTGCTTTTTATTTAGTCACATACAGTAACTGTATAGACTATCTTGCCCATTCCATCACTAGAATGCACGGTTGACTTCTCTACAGTTATGTCTGTCGTATCATTGGCCATTTTGAAGAACAAGTACAACAAACATTCTCGTAAAATTTTTAATTTTAAAGGAACGGATAAAAATCGTTTGATTTCCAGATCAATCTGACTAAGTTTATTTGATAATGTTTTTTCGCTCACTTTCTAAATCCTTTCTAAATTTGGTATAATGAAAATAAAACGATTGGAGAAATCTTATATGCGAATCGAATTGAAAACAGACTCTTATTTTAAACAAGAGGTATTTGTAGACAATATCTGTCCAAACTGTTCAAAACCTACCAACCCTCAAGTAGTTTCTCAAGGATATAACGAAATAATGCCAGGGACAGATAGTATCTATGTAACGCTTCGTTGTTTAGGTTGTTATCATTACTGGGTTGAAGAGTTTGTTAGAGAACTTGACAGAGGCGGTTCTTATGATACGACGCACATAAAGGTTAAGCCTCAGCTACCTAGCGACATACCTATCTCCAATGATCTTGAATTGATTTCGCCAGTCGGCAAGGAAATCTACGTTCAATCTCTCAAAGCAGAACAAGAACATCTTGACCTTATTGCAGGTATCGGTTATCGTAAAGCTTTAGAGTTTTTCGTCAAAGATTTTTCAATTCTTACAAATCCTGATAAAAAAGAAAAAATAACAAATATGCTTTTAAAGCAAGTTATCGAAGACTATATCGAAGATGAAGATCTTAAAACTTTTGCCTTAGCTTCTACCTACATCGGAAACGACGAAGGACATTACTATCGTAAAAATCCAGACAAGAATCTCACCGACTTGAAAAATTATATTCATGGTGTTATCTACTACCTTGAAATGAAACTCAATTTTCTTGATGCTCAAGAACTTGTGAATCGTTCAAAGAAATCTTAGAATCTAGTTCATCCAACTTCTCTGCAATATATGTCACGGTCCTCAATATCTCATTGAGGGCTGTTCTTTCTAATTCGTTCATTCCATTCTCCTTTCTAACACGATTTTTCGTGTTTTAACTTTTTAAATTAAGCAGTATCTACTGCTTGAGTGAAAAGATATCCTAAATCGTATTCTGGGAAGAATTTTTGTTGTAACGCAAGAGCTTCGGTAAACTTAAAGTCGTAAGTGCCACTAATTTTGTCACTTACTGTCTGAGCTCTTACACCCAAAAAATCAGCCATATCTACAATTGCTACACCTTTTTCTTTGCGTGCCTTATCAATATTCAGCATAACCTTTCCTTTCTAACACGATTTTTCGTGTTTTTTGTTTTTAAAATCAAGCTCATTTGAGCTTAAGACAATATTAACACTAATTTTCGTGTTTGTCAACACTAAAAATCATATTTTTCTTTATTTTTTTGATAGACATACGAAAAATCGTGTGTTATAATAAGGATAGAAAGAGAGGTAACTATGAACGAAGATAAACTAAAGCAACTAATTCTTTCTCGTTATAGTTCTGTAAAATCTTTTGCAGAAGAAAATGGTATGCCTTATTCAACTGTCCGTTCTATATTAGAACGAGGAATAATGAATGCTAATGTTGAAAATGCTATAAAAATTTGTTCAGCTTTGGGCATTAGACCTGAGATATTTTCTCCCTTATTGCCTACCCAAAACGAACACCCTGAAATCCTAACTATCTACAACCAGCTAGAGGAGCCTAAACAAGAAAAAGTCCTTGACTATGCCAAGGAACAACTAGAAGAACAAAACAACTCTAAGATTGTCTCAATCTTTGATAAGTCTCAAGATGGCGAGGACTACATTACTGATTATGTAGAAGGCTTGGTTGCAGCAGGACACGGAACTTTCCAAGAAGACAATCTACACATGGAAGTAAGACTGCGTGCCGAAGACGTCCCTGAAGATTATGACACTATCGCTAAGGTGGCTGGCGACTCCATGGAACCAATGATTGAAGATAACGACCTGCTCTTTATCAAAGTCAAAAATCAAGTAGATATCAACGACATCGGCATTTTCCAAATCAATGGTAAAAACTTTGTTAAAAAGCTGAAACGTGACTATAACGGCGGTTGGTACTTGCAAAGTCTCAACAATAGCTATGAAGAAATCCACCTGACAGAAGAAGATGACATCCGAACTATTGGGGAAGTTGTCAGTGTGTATAGAGAGAAATAAAATAAAGGAGAATACCCATGAAAAAACTACTAACAACATCAGCTATCTTGCTTAGTGCTACAGTTCTAGTAGCTTGCTCTAACAATCAATCAGCTACAAAAGATAGCTCGGAGCAACCAAAAACGGAGCAAAAGAATACTACTTCTACAAACACAAAAGCCAAAGTAGATAACAGTAAATATGATGATTTAATCTCTGAAATTAAATCAAAATTAGACCCTGAATCAACTGGCGCAATAAGCGTAAAAATTAAAAACGATGTAATCGATTCAGATTCATCCGAACCGCATGATACAATTATGATTCTGCTAACTGGAACGGCTAAGGATAGCGCAAAAGAATCTCTGGATGCAGTTAATTCTAATTCTGCTACTAATGACCAAAACAATGCAATAACTTTGATTCGTATGTCTATATCTGAGTTCGCTAAAAAATTACCAGACGATAATACTACTCTTTCCCTTGGTTATGAAAAATCTGCTGACCAATATGACCTAATCGCTAAATCTTCAAAACAGAAAGATATTATTCCTGTTGGTGAAATCATCGTACAATAAAAAAATCCCCACACTCTCCATCGCCAAACTTTGAGTGTGAGGTTTCAACTTTCCATCTAGCAAGCAATGGAAAGGATGATAAAAAAATACAACTATAGTTTATCATAAGTTCTACACCTTTTCAACTATGCGGGCAAGCAATCGAAAAGAAAGGACTTTTTATGATAAAAAAATATATTACAAAAAAAGGAGAGACTAGATATCTCTTTCAAACATACCTGGGCATAGACCCTGCTACTGGAAAAGAAAAGCGTACAACACGCCGTGGTTTTAAAACCATTAAAGAAGCTAAAGCAGCCGAACGTGACCTACTCTTAGATGTTGAAGAAAATGGTTTTTCAAACAATGAAGATTTCCAAAACCCTACTTTTGCTGAAGTCGCTGATTTGTGGCTTGAAAGCTATAAAAACACTGTAAAACCCACAACCTACCAGCTTATTAAGAACAAACTTGATGTTATGATTGACTTATATTTTACAGATATGAAGTTTCAGCAGATCAGTGTTGCTTATTGTCAGAAGGTTGCTATTCAGTTAAGTAATCGCTATATCCTCTACACAAATTACTACTCTGTCATTAGCCGTGTTTTTAAGTATGCCACTTCTATTGACATCATTAAGTCAAATCCCTTAGATAAGATTATCAAGCCTAAAAATAGACCCTTAAAGGCCAAAGAGAACCACTATACAAAACGCGAGCTAACGGAGTTTCTTAAAGTTTCCAAAGCAAATCTTAAACCTGTAGACTACACCTTTTTCCACTTGCTAGCTTTTTCTGGCTTGAGAACTGGAGAGGCTATCGGACTCATGTGGTCAGATGTTGACTTTGAAAATAAACGGTTAAGCATTTCTAGGACAGCTGTCGTAATTGGCAAAAAACAAACTGTTCAGGATCCTAAAACCAAAAGGAGTAAGAGGGTTATCACCTTAGATGATGAAACTCTGAATGTTTTGAAACTCTGGAAACGTCAACAAATAAAAGAATATTTTCAGGCTGGTGTACCTTACAAGCATGATTCGAATTATATCTTTACGAATAACAGCGGGGGATGGCTTTTGGCTGCAACTATGAAAGTGAAACTTAAGAGATTCTTATGTAAACACAATGAGCTTAAAAAAATTACGCCTCACGGTTTTAGACATACACACGCTTCTCTCCTCTTTGAAGCTGGTATTACAGCCAAAATCATTTCGGACAGATTAGGTCACAACAATGTTCAAACAACCCTTGATATGTACACCCACATAAATGATAATCAACGTGTTGAAGTCGTTGATCGGCTTATGGATTTCATCCGTTCAAGTTAA